TCATTAATGATAGCTGTATCGGCAGTAGAAAATGTATAAATCTTATTAAGAAGACGTGATGTAAAGGTATAACCCTTATTAAGCACAAGAGAACGTTTAGTGACGTCTGTAGAACGGATCGATAAATTGACCGTAGCTTCTGCAGACTTGAACGAACGGGGAATATAGTTCAACTCCTTTGCGTGCGACACAACAGTATCGCGCATCTGAGCCGAGTCAAGGAACATTTCATTACCGACCATGTTAAGATAGAATGAATTATGAAACGTGTTGTATGCAAGTACGTCAAGAAGGACGTTGATGTTCGATCCCTCGAAATCATAGTCGTTGAATTTGTCCTGCGACTTCATGTACGCCTTGAACGTATTCTTCAGCGTGTCAAAATCTAGGTTCGAAAGTATGATACTGGAATTACTGGACATTAGCGAACTCTTGTTAATGAAACGTTTAATGTAATTGGGTTCTGTCTATTTATTATCATATATTGAATGACTACTTGATATAAATTACGATCGTAGTAAGGAATAACGGCTACTTCAATTACTTTAGCACGCGGTTCATAATCTGAAATTGCCTTTTGGATTGTTGATGACATAAGCTCTGCTACGCTATCAGACATAGGTTCGAACAACATCCTTGTTATGTCACATCCAACATCAGGTTGATATAGACGCTCGCCCTTATTTGTAAATACTAAATTGCGAATTGAATTATTAACGGCATTTTCATTGACATAACGTAATACGTCTTTGACGACAGGGTGAGGTGTTAAATCATTAGCAAAATCAGAATAGACCTGATTCTTTGTGCTACTTGCGCTAAATCTATCTTTGACTGTAGCCATTAAAAATACCTTAAATGATTATTGCTGTATTAGATGTTGTAACACTCAATGTATATCTGAATGCCGAAGCAACTACCTTACACACGACCGTGCTTGCAATATCAGCCGACTTAATAGTATATAGATTGTTGGCGGATAGAGTCTGTATACGAACATTAGCTCCTGCCGACGGGACACGTATCCATTCGTACATAATAGTAGTAGGGTCATATGGCCACGTACCTTCTGAACACTGTAGTGTTTGACCGTTAACTGCAGACCCCGAAATTATCGGCATGTTGCCGGGTGCCATCGCAAATTGAACAGGAGCCGTTGGCACCGTAAATGCTTCCTCGATCGCAACCTGTGCATCGGCCGTTACGCGACACGTCAATGGATATTCAACGTCATTAATTGTTGGTACATACTGGAATGTATTAGCCGCCGAGATTTCCTGGTTGTCTCTAAACCACTGAAACAATAGCGGGTATGCAGTAACAACACCATTAGACGTCCACGTGCCGTTTGAGCACGCAAGGGTAGAACCAACTAGCGCGCTGCCCGCAATTGTTGGCAGTACACTATTGACCGGGTCCGGTTGATTAAGAACATCAACGACATCGATGCGGTACTGTGCATAGGCATCACTCGTTGCCGTCTGCTGAAATGCTTCAATCGAAGATGTATCAATGACGGGTGGCAAACCTGTAATGTCCTGAATATTCGACTGACTTGCACTGAGTTGTGTTAGGTTATTGTCAAGTGCCGTGTTGAGTGACGCGTTAATTGCTCCGACCTGATCGATAAGATTATTAACCGTACCTACTGCACTGAGAACATCTGCAATATCATTTGCCGTAACACCTACTTCTTTTAAACCTTCACAAATTGCTTCGCCGATAGCGTCTGTAATTTGTTGTTGAATATCGGCTATTGTTTGGTCGATTTCATTTTGAATTGTATTTTTAATATCATTAATCGTACCAATGGCGCACGCTTCAAGTTTAGGCTTAAGCTCAATAATTACTTCAATTAATTTTGTAATTGCTTTTACTAATTCAATAGCTCTTAACATGAAGTTAATAGTAGCATCAAGGTCGGGTAGGATTCTCCCGATGACCGCCTTCTTTATGTACTTGGGAATTTTAAATGGATTAAGTGGAATGCTAAGTATCGGTAAAATTTCATCAAGCTTACGTTGAATTTCTTTTGTCTGGTCATCGATAAAGTCTTCGATGAATTGCAATTCTTTCCTGATCTTTTGCTGTAGCGCTACACAATCGGTTTCGTTTTGAATGTCTTGTGTGATCTTGCGGATGCGCTTTGCGAGGGATGAACCCTTTCTCGCTTTATTTTTTACCGATTCGTCTTCGCGATCGATCGTGCAGCGAGTATTAAGCGGGGCAACAACATACGCAGAGAGTGGAATTGTATTTGCATCAAACATTGTTGTAGTTAGCAATGGTGAGTTATTTTGATATGCACGCAATGAAGAGGGAATATCAGCAGATGATCCTGCAACTCTAATTGTACCTGTACCAGCATTTGTATTACTTGTAGTCATTAGTCAGCACTCACTATTAAACCACCGACAATACCGAGTGCCGTACCACCTGCGATGATCGATCCCGTTATACCAGTGCCACATGAAATATTGCCAGCAACACTAAGACTACCATCAGTAACGCTAAGACCACCGGGACTCTGGACAGTAATACTGCCACCCGATGCAATCTGGACGCCAAGAAGACCCGCGAGACGTAGAATGCCCTGAGACTGTACGGTTATGCCTGAATCGGATACAATCGTAGCCTGACCTTTGACCGAAGCATTCAGGTTCCCACCGACCTCAACCTTTGCGTCGCCTTTAATAGCAATATTCTTAACACCACCCACGATTTCAAAACTATCACCCGTATTACGAATAACTAATCTACCATCAGGTGCCATTTCAATAATAGTACCCGAGGCATGTTGAATGTTAATTCGTTCTGCACCGTCTGTATCGTCTAACTCGATCTTATGACCCTTGCGAGTTCTAATAACACGATTTAATGGATACTCAGCTTTGTATGCAGAATCAGGTTCTACTGGGTGTATTTTCTTTTTGGGATTTGGATCCTTACCTCTTGCTTCGAAAGATAGTGCATTACTATTATCATCATCACGTTGTTGTGGAATTGATCCAATAATAATACGAACCTCACCTCTATTACCGTCGGCAAAAAATCCAAAAACCTCGGACCCCTCGACAAGAGATGGTGTGTCTCCTACCTGACGATATGATGCACTAGTAGGTGGTGTGAGACAAGAAGCCCATTGTGTAATCTGATCATCTTCTTTGAGATCATCATAACCACGAACGCGCACACGGGCACGACCCAATTGCATGGGGTCTTTGTCAACATCAATAACCGTACCGACCCACCAACGAAAACCGTCTTGACCCATCTGACTCATATTTTAGTTGCCCTTCATACCGGATTTCATTATGTTACAAGATATAGCGTGTTGTGGTCTATCTGAATTTAAGATCATGTGTCGTAAGTGTGTGATTAGATAGTATCCACTGTCTAGGCGTGTCTTACCTGGGTCTTCCTGGGAATCGGATGATGTCGGGAATGAACATTCAATAACATCACCAACTGCAAGATCTGTGTCGCCGTAAATCAAAATTTGAGCTTCGATCTGTTGTAACTTTTGCAAGAATGCATTGCGCTTTACTATAACTTCAGCGACGTTACTATTAGGCCTTACTTCATAGTTTACAGGAATGAGTTTATTTACGACACTATTGCGTGAGTATTGATTAGTAAAGTCGGTACCCATAGTCGCAGTACCTCCAGTATCCGATGTCGGCAGTGAAGCTCCATCCTTGGTTTCTTGATAGCGCGCAATTTGCCCTTCCCCCGTGGCAAACGCGTATGGCATTGCAGTACTATGTTGGCCGCCAGAAGTTATTAATTTAATCGCATCATTAAATTGTGATTGATTGTATGCCATGATGTTTCTAAAATTAACTTCAGCTGCATCGGCGTTACTAAGAGGTGTGAATACAAAGTGTCTATCCGAACCACCGCGATCAAGTGTCTTTCGTCCATCTTTCAATAGTTTCTCGTACGTAACAAGATTATAACCACGTTGATTCTCAAAGAAGACATAGACACCGTTGTTGTCGCGTCTATTATCTGCATCGAGATAATGTTCGTGTATAATAGCAAACGGGTAGCGGGGACCGATCGTCTTATCAATAATACCTGTCGATGGTTCAACTATTATGCGCTTACGTGTCGCAAGATCTTCTTTGAGAATAGACTCAATCAATTCAGTAATCGTGCCCTTGAATTGCTTTGATGCAATAAAGTTGGCGGCCGAAACCTTTAACTCTGGGCTGACTAGCTGTAGAGTATATGTAACCATTTTATTGTTCTGGGATACTACTTTATTGCCTATGCTGTTAATAGCAAATCTATAGTCGACAGCCTTTTCTCTACTCTTTGTCTTTATTGTAAATGTAATAAACTCATTAGTCGTCATTGTGTAGTTTTCATATAAGCGAGCAGAATCAGCTATTGTTATTTCACAAAACATTGTTGGATAGATAATGCTTTCGAAGATATGAATTTCTTTGACCTGATCCGTAATGGGCCACACTCTTTTACCATCACCGCTGATAATGGTTACGTGTTCAATTTCAACATCACCCGGTCTGTAATCGTTTTGATCGCGTTTAGCTTGAGAGTAACCTTCGGCAGGATTGATACGACTCCATAGATCATTCTGCACGCCACCAAGAATCTGCGCCGTAAGATTCCTAACGAAGTTCTTATTCAATGCAGGAAGGGAGTTAAGCCTGATTCTCATCTAGGATCCAGAGTTCTTCTTAGCTCTTGCTCAACTTGACTTTTGTATCTAGAATCAACAAGAAGCACTTCACGTTTCTTTTGGTTTTCTTCGATTTCATAATCAAAGAAACTGACAGCATCCCAATAGGCATTATCCGTATGTGCAGGTGTTACTGATACACTATTATTACAAGATATAACGGTTGCAGTAGCTCCGGTCTCCTTGCCAGTAACAGTCGCACCTACAATAAATTCACCCGCCATGTGTTGTAGTGTAATATCTGTGGTACTTACGTACGTAGCAAAACCGTAGTTTGTGCCGTTTCGTTGAATTTCTTCACCTAACTTAAACTGACCATTGACCATTGAAATAGTTGCGGTGGCAATGCGATTTGTATTAATAATTTGTGGATCTTTATTGCGCTCGTAGCCCTTAACATTTAATAGATAATCAAGCATAGGTGACCAGTACTTCTGTCTGCCAAGGACTAAATTATTAAATTCTACTGTCGATATTTCATCCGATAGTCTTGGATTAGTATCGCCGTTTGTTCTATAGAATGCAATCTTGCGTTGGGCTAATTCTATCGAGCCATACTTAATTTTAATCAATTCCATTACATCATAGTCACTAAGAGCCATATCATAGTATGGATCAATTACCTCATTCGACATCCACACAAGCCACGTATAGCCAGGATCGCCGTAATAAGCGCGTGAAAGCATATCAACACGATCACCGTCCTCTAGCGTGTAGGGTAGAAATACTCTGCTATCGCCTTTTGTATTATCAGAAAGCTTAGCTCTCGATAGTATATTTACAGCTATACTATTATTATAGGAGATGGGCGGGAGCTTATTAAAATAATTCATTATAGAAAGCCCTTAATCAGTTCATCTGCTTGTTTAGCGAGAGAACTAAAAAATCCCGGCTCAACGCCAGGTGCACCTGGCGGCGCGGGGCCTGGTGTAACAACAGCTTCTTTTAAACTATCTTTAATTGCGTCAAAAGCAACTTGACCGGCTTGCCTTCCACTCGCTATTGTGACGATACCATTTGACGCAATTCCGGGGGGTAGTGTACCCTTATCCCAATCTTTACTCAACA